TGAAGTATGCACCAACTCCATACTTCCAAGCAGGTGATTACTTATTAATTGATACAATTCCTACTGGATCTGGTGCTGCAGAACGTTATCCAGAACTTGTCAGAATTACTGAAGATGGTTTATCTGGTGCAGGTTCTTCTCCTTACTACCTTAAGGTTAAGCGTCATCCACTTGGTTCATTCACTAAGTATAAACTTCAACAGTTAGTTCCTGCAAAAGATTATCTTGATAATCATCAAGACGCAACCAATGTTTGGAAATGTAATATAGCATTTGATGCTACATGGACAACTCAACCTGTTGATGCAACAGGTCCTCGTGATAACTTCTACCTATCTCAGTTTGGTGGTAATTTAACAACTGATGATTATGTCATCGTTGATCGTGAGGATACCAATAACGATGGAGACTTTAATCAGGGTGAAATCGTTGCTGTTGTAGAACCATTAGACCAAGTATCTAAGAAACTGGTTGTTACTAGAGGATGTGATAGTGGTAATGAGACCGATGTATTTGTTGTTGATAGTGTCACTGGTGATGTTGTTATTGGTGATATCACTGATGAAGATTCAATTCTAAACATCTATGGTTCATTAAAACTAGAAGGTGGTTGTGGTACTACACCTATTGTCAACGATATCTTTGATGAACTTAAAGATACTACAGATGATGCAAAACTAACTTTAAGTAACAAAACTTTCAATACATTTGAAGTCAATACATGTATGGGTGATACCGTAATTGGTAACCCATGGGGTTGGGTTTGGGCGTTACAAAGTAACTGGTCAACAACTCCTGCTGCACACTCTATAACTGATGATGTATTTGTATATACATTTGAGGTTACAACAATACAAGCTGATGGTCCTCAAACAACACTAGGATCTGTTTTATCTGCTGGTCAAACCAATTACATGGTTGTTAACAAGATCTCCGCTTTCCAAAAAGGTGATCTACTTCTAGTATATCAAGGAGGAACTAAAGCAGAGATTATATTAATTACTGATGAACCATATGTTGATCAAAATAGTAGTGAGAAACGTGTACCATTTGGTGGTAGTATTGATTATCCTAATGGTGGTCGTGCTCAAGAAACTTCAACTGAACAATCATTTGATATTGGTGCTGTTGTCGTTAAAATTACTAAAGATGCTAGAACTACTAATTTACTAGAAGCAATTCCTGCAACTGGTAGAACTCCAGCACCTTCACCTAATATTAATCCTGATAGAATTCTTCTTAAACTTGCTAATGGTGACTTAGTTGCTCAGAAACTTGACTACGAACAGTTTATCAGAATTGGCAGCGAGTTCTTCTTACCTGATAGTATTGATGGTAATACAGACATAGCATTTGGTGTCAAGATGCCTAAGAGTATCAGAGACGGATATGCTGTTGAAGCACCAGAACAAAACGTTAGAAGATACTTTGGTGGTGGTAGATTAAGAACCCATGATGACATCAATATTACCAGTGGTAATCTTAGAATGTATGGTACTGATGGTGAAACATTGGTATTCAACATTGCTAACGATGATGGACATCCAGGTGACGGTGCTATTCTTGATCCAGTTACTGGTAAATCTGGTATGTACCTCAATGGTAGAGCAGATATTTACGGTCAACTAAGAGTATTCAAACAAACTTGTCAGGAAAATGGAATTTGTAGTAATGATCTACAATTCTTCGTTCAAAATAATGATGGTTCTGTTGAGATGGGAGCATCACTCTATATTAAAGGTCAAGTAAAAGAGACTGCTGATAGCTCAACTTCAATACTACATGTTGATAACCTTGGAAGTGCTGAAAATACTGGTGAAGGTCCTAAGGACTTTATCATGTATCAAGATGGATCTATTGATGCCTTTGGTATTAGTAGATACTATAACTCTAATGGTGGTCGTCGTTGGACATATGTACCAGCTTCTAGCACAGGACTTGGACAAACTGTTGATAACCCACTACAAAGTAATGGTAACTATCTAGTTAACCCATCATCTACTGGTAACATGGTCGTTTACTTACCTAATGATGCACAAACAGGTGATATGATTAGATTCCTTGATATCAGTGGTAATCTATCATACAACGCTAACTTAATTATTCGTGCAAAACCCATTGGAACAACAGCAGTTCCTATTCAAGGTGATAGCACTGGTACTAGAGCAGTCGCAGGTTCTGGTGCACCAGCAACAATTGCATGGGCATCTGGTGAAATGATTGTTCAAACACGAAATGCATCGTTCGGTCTAATTTATGTGGGTGTGTCTGATGCAGTAGGAGATCCAAACGCATCTGAAATTCCAACAGATTTACGCGGTTGGTGGTTACAAGAACTATAAAGAAACATGGCAGTACGATACGGCATAGTAAAAATGATGAAGGTTGCCAAAGTTGGCACCATCATGCCTTGGAGTGGGGATGGTAACGAAGGTTTCTCAATCTCTAACATTCCTAAAGGATGGATTGTCTGTGGTGGACAACTAGTGGATGCTGCAAGATATCCTCTATTAACATCACATTTAGGAATTACATATGGTTCTGATAATCAATTTGGTGGTACTTTTCCCGAATATGAGGGAAAAATTCGTATACCAAATATGTCATTGAAGATGCCTATTGATTTGGAACCTGAGTATTTGTTAGAAACAGATTATCAATATGGACAGTCAGATGCATATAATGTATTAGTTACTGACAGTTATACTGGTGACGCACTGGTTGGTGGATTTGGAAGTATTAGTTTACAAGCACCTATTCCTATTACAATTTCTGCTAATTGCGATATTGATTTCACTGTTGATGCAACTTTGGTTCTGAGTGGAAAAATGACTAATATTAGTATTTCACCTCCAGATTTTAGTACAACAATTTATACTCTTAATAGAAAATTGGGTATAAACCACATGAAAGGTCATACCCATCCTGGCACATATTCTAGAGCAACTGCACAATTTGCTGGTCCTATGCCATTTGAACCTTCTGGTATTGATGAGGGTGGTGGTATTAGTGGTAACTGTGTTGATGAGTTTGGTTATTCAGAATGTCAGTTGGCAAATCCTCAAACCGCACCATCATGGCAAAACGGTAGAATTCAAGCATCATATTATGGTGATGAACAACACGAATATACTCTACCAACTACTGATAGATTTTATAATTTTGAAGGATCACAATATTGGTCAAAAGTTCCTGCACAGAACTGGCCACCAACTGATCCTCATCCATCTGGTCTTTCAGCATCAACTGATATAGGTTATCAGTACAACGGTAGTCAATATACAAATGATTTCATGGTTACTAATCCAGTTGACACACATGCACAAGATGCATGGACAGGTTTATTTCCTAAACCCATAGAAGTTGGTAACAAAAGAAATTACTTTGGTCCTATTACCAATTATGATCCAGAAACTTCACCAGCATTTGTTGTTGCTAATGTAACCATTACACCTGGTACAAACTCTATTGATTTACCTGCTGGTTCTGATATAGGTGAGGAATATGAATTAAATGAAGTTCTACCACAAATGTGGGTTTATGGAGGTTCAATTCGTCCTGGTACACAAGTTGTTAGAATATCTCGTGAATCTGGAGACAGTCAAGAAACATACGTATACAAATTAGAATTATCACAACCAACTGCAAATTCTGTAACTGAAACTAATATTGAATTAAATTTTAGACATGGTACATATCCAACAACCACAAATAATCTTACACAACAATTAGATCCTAATAATTCAAGTTTCTTAGGTCACAACCATGGTAGTTTTGAAATTTCTCAGTCAAAAGGATCCCTTCAAGCGCCAGCAACATTTCCAGTTAATAACATTTCTATGGGTACAGTTACACCAGACAATATAGATAACGCACTAAATATTATTGCTGAGGTTTCAATGCCAGCTCTCATTTGTACATTCATAATCAAAGCGTATTAACATGCCAGTAGTTCTAGGAAAAGAAAGAGCAAAATACGGTTCTGGAGTTGGTACAATCATTTGTTGGCCAGTAGAACTTACTACTAATAATCCTAACAATGAAGATAATATTAGGAAATTACCTGCTGGGTATTTGAAATGTGATGGAACAGTATACAAGGCAGAAGACTATCCACAATTAGCAGAAATTTTAGGTGTTGGTG